TTGTGATTTGTAATAAGACCATTTAGAAGGTTTGGTCGGTGTGTTTTTTTCTAAGAATAAATTAAGTTTTTCTTCAAGTTCATCTTCTTTTTGAGTATTAAGATTATCGTATTCTATCAATTCTTGTTTGATGGATTTTCTTAATTTTTCTTTAAGTTGTTTTAATTTTTGTGACATCTTTCAATTCCTTTATAAGTTCATAATATCTCATTAAAGCAACAACTTGTTTGTCTTTAACTACCGATTTAGTTGTAAAGTTTGTAGCTTGATTAATAGCTTCACTTAGTTTTATTTTAACCACTTTATCATTTACTTTTTTGAGTAATGGTTTTAACTCGTTTACAACCTTTGTTATTTCTTCATTTATGAACTCCCCAAAAGAATTTGAATTAGATACATTGTTAATGTATTCTTTAAGAAGTGATTTTTGTGATTCTGATAAATTGGAATATTTTTTGTTGAATTTATCAACTAAAATTTCATATGATAATAGTTGAGTATCTCTTTCTTCTTTTCTCAATGTTTCAGAAATTCTATTTCGTTTTCCTGTTATTGGTTTTGAAGTGATACTTTCTAATATAGTATATCTTGTATCAACAATTTGTTTTGCATTAAAATCTATCGTTGTTGTTTCTGCTAAGAAAAACTTGTAGATTGAAGCTAATGTTTTATAATTCGATACTCTTGTATTAAAGAAGTCTTTAGCTGAAAAAGTATCAGAAATTTCTTTAATTAAATTGTATTTTTCTTTTTTTAGTTCTTGATTACTAAGTCGTTGTCTTGACTTAACTACAACTTCTAACAATTTTTCCGCTCTTTTTTCGTCTTTATACGAATTAGTTAAAAGTATATCGTAAAGTTCTTTTTCTTTACCTAATGCTGTATTTTCATTGAAATATTTCTTCAACAAATTGATTGACTTTGATTCTCTTCCATCTAAAATATCTGCGGTAACTTGTCTTGTTAAGATTTCAAACAGTAAACCTGTATTTTTTATTTTAGAATGTTTTATTTTTTGGGACATATAAATTCCTTACTCCGTTTGCAAACACCAATTTAATTATTGATTTATTCTATCAATTATAAATATAGAGTTTGTAAATTATTTATCAAATTAACTATCACTTAAAGATGAAGAAACCTCATTTTTATACTCTACTTCAACATCTTCGGCTTCATTTAGTATTTTTTTGTCAATATTTGACTTTAGTTTGTCTAAACCTAATGATTCACGATAAGCTTTACCGTATTTCGGACTGGAACTCATAGCTTTTTTTCTATCGTGTTTACCTAATGGGTCACGGCCTCTTGCACTTCCGTCTTTCCCATAATGTTTCATTTCTTTAGGTCTACCTGCTCCTTCCCAACCGCCTTCAGGTGAACCACCTTCTGGTCCTAGTTCTTCAGTTCCAGTTCTACTAGCTAGTTCTTCTTCACCTTGTTGTTGTGAATCTTCTGCGGCTTGTTTAGGGTCAGTACCCTCTGTCTTAATTGACTCTAATCTAAATTCTTTTTTCTTGTCTTCTACAAGTTGTTCTTCAAAACTCTTTATTTCCTCGTCTGAAAAACCAAAAACTTGTTTATACGCCCACTCTTTAGATGTTACTGAATTTTCTGATGTTAAATCATTGAACACTTGAATTCGTTGTCCTAACAACTCTAATTTCTCTTGTTCATAGATTTTAGATGGATTTGTTAATTCTATTTCAAAATCAACTAAATCAGCATCAGTATATCCTTGTGCGTATAAGTGAACGATACCAATCTTGGTTAATTCACTAACCAATATTCTTTGTATTCTTTCAATAGTTCTTGCGAAACGAACATCTTCTGCAGCTAGTGTAGCTTTAGATTCAGTTGCTTTCTCTGCATATCCATAGAAAGGCTGTGGTATCTTTAATGAAGCTAATAATTTGTTTCTTAAATATTCAATATCATCTGTTGTTTGATATTCTAATCCAGCAAGATTTTCTATCTTTGTTCCACTATCCCCACCACGAACTGGCATAAAGAAATCTTCTGTAATATTTTGTATATTATATTTTAAGTTATATTGTCCATTGTCATCTATCACTGGTGCTTTCTTCATTTGTCCAACTATTTTTTGCATATATTGGTCAACTTCTGCAGGTGGTATATTACCAATGTCAATATTAAATATTCTTTTTTCTGGAGCTCTCATAATTCTATGTATTAACATAGCGTCTTCCATAAGTGATAATTGTTTCCATACTTTACGACCACCCTCTAACATAGAACGACCATAAGGTAAAAAGTTTGAATCAGAAATCATTCTGAAGTGGGCTATTTCATAATTTTCAAATTCGGTTTTTGCACCTTGATTTGTTTGTCTTGTATCTCCACTCTCTAATACAAACCTTGTATAATAAGGATTTTCTGGGTCTTCACCCTCTATTCTATTTACATCATAACTTGATAAAGGTTCAACATTAGTAATACCAAACTTTTCATTGATATCCAATTTCAAAAAGAAATCACCATATTTACATAAATTCCTTGTCCACGGGTATAAATTAAACTCAATGTTTAAAATATCATAATATAAATTGTGTAAAATATCGTGTATTTGATTGTTATCAGAGTTGATTGATAGTATTTTCCCATATTCTGACTTTAATGTTGTTTCGTCTGCGTAAATGTCTAATGCAGAGGCTACCAATGGGTCTGAATCCATTGCTTCATAATCTCTGAATAATCCTAATCTCATTGTTTTTTGATACAATGATTGATTATATCCACTCATTCCGTGTGGACTCTTATACAAACGAGAATATCTGTCTACCAAATTTCCGCTTGCTACACTTTGAACTTGTTGTGTATCTGCTATTTTTAATTGTTTTCCACCAACATTTCTTACAATTACATTTGTAGAAAATAGTCGTTGTAGTCTACTGAATAAATCTCTATCAGCCATTTTTTTAATCCTCTTATTTAATTAACCAAGTTAAGTCTTCTTTTTCCCCTTTTACATCCATCTCCCAAGAATCATTTTTATTTGGTTCTGATTTATAGAATGCTGGGTTTTGTGATATACCACTTATTGCTTTTTTAGAAAGTTCTATACCTTCACTTCTCAATCTTAGTGCTGTATCTCTAACCCAAAGGGCTATTGCGAAAGACATTACCAAGTCATCATTGTATCCTGACATTGCTTCCGCTCTATTTCCGTTGTAAATAAATACAAACAATTCATCAATTAATCTGTTAGAATGAACCACTACTGATTCTTCTCTGAACATTTCCTCTAACTTTGCAATGATTAAAGGTCTTGTCTTTGATGTTGTTGAGAATCCAGGAACCATATTTCGTTCTTGAGCTCTGTATTTATTTGTCATTTGATGTTGAACATCAACATATTGCAAATCTTTACTTGTATAAAACAAGTTTGGGTATTCTCTATCGATAACTTGTTGGATTGCTGCCCAACCAATGTTGTTATTTTCCACAACCAACAAAGCATCATTATATTCTTTAGATACATTTACTAACATATTCCCAAAATCTTGTGTAGAGATTTTACCTTTATATTCAGCTACTTGTTCCAAAGATTCTACATCTATAATATGGAACGCTGAATAGTCTGTTCCGTCACCTCTACTAACATCGGCACTTACCACATAATTCTTAGTATAGTTTGGTGGCTCCCATATCCAATAGTTAGAATCTATACCTCTCTTTTCTATTGGTTCTCTTATACTACTTTCTTTCATTTTTTCTAGTAGTATACCATCAATAACACCACGACCAGAAGTGATGAAGTCACAATCACATTCTTGAGCTGCTAGTGAAGGCCCTAATAATTTATCTTGGTCATCTCTCCAATCTTGTTCTCTATCTGGATGAACTGACCAATGTAATTTAATAAAATTAAAATCATTTGTTCCATCTTCAGCACCTATCCAAGTTTTGTGGAAAAAATTACCAACACCATTTGGTGTAGAGATAATTAAAGCTCTACCACCAGTCGCTAGTGTTTGTTGTGAAGCTCCCCATATTGTATCAATTTTATCAATAAAGGCTGCCTCATCTATAATCAGTAATGACAATGCTTCTGAACGACCTGATTCCTCAGAACTCGCTACGGCTTTAATTTGAGAACCATTCTTATATCTTAACGATAATTTATTATCCTCAACACAAGGTTGTTTTAACCAACCTGGTAAGTTAGCATGCATCACTCTAACTTTTGTTACTAAATTCTTTGCTGTTTCTTGTTTTGTAGCGATAACCAAGATATTCTTATCTTGTTGAAATGTCATCATCCACAATGCATATCCAGCGGTTAATGTTGATAAACCCAATTGACGAGCTTTTAACACAATATTATAATCGTGTTCCATAAAAGATTTTAATGACTTTTCCTGAAAGTCGTATAAGTTAAAATTAACTTTACCTCTAACAGGGTGTTGGATTATTCCATATTTTCCCAAAAAATAAGTTGGGTCTTGTGCACACTTAGC